GGATTGACTGAACGGTTGGCATCAAAGTCATTGAGCAGTTGTGGTCGCATTCTAAGGAACGCAATACCTTTAGGCTCGATGTCGTTGTCCATTGCCCAACCACACCAGTCGTCCAGAGATGTTTCCATCTCGAACTCATACATTCTATTGGATAAGTGTGTAAGCAGTTGTTTTGCCCCTGCTTTGTCCTCTACCCTGTTACCTGTAACAAGGAAGCGAACATCTTTATCCAGTTTAAATGTCGGTGTCGTACGCTCTAGTAGAAACCCAGCCGCCCATGTTTGGTGGTGAGTCGAGGACTGTGGCAGTTCCTCTAGTACGATAAGACCTGCACCCGTTCCCTCGCGAAACTTGTAGAACATCTCGGTGGGATTGAATATCGTTTGCCCATCGCTAACAGATGGAACACCTGTAAAGTCTACGACATCGTGATTGTTGACATGGACTATGAGTATTCTATCGTCGCTGATGCCCAAGTTATGTCCGACTTGGATACATGAGTCTGACTTGCCCATTCCTGGCTTACCTTTAAAGAACGGTACGGCAGTTGGTGACTTTTGAAGTATTTTTGTTGCGACTTCTACGCATTGGTTAATTGATGGCATTATGCCCTCCTTTGGTTATAAAAGTACGGACTGTACTTTTTGGTTATAGTAATCGCTTTGCGATTTCAGTTAAAATGAATGCTGACTGTACACAACAACCAGTTATGATTGCCAACATTACATACTTGACAAACTTAGCGAACACTCGCCACTCTGTCATGTCTACTCTTACTACTTGCATATTGTTTCTAGATTTCAACATAATATCTCCTTTGTGATTAACCACTTTTGTTGTTGATACGAACAAGGTCGTCGTGGTTAGTAACGACAATGTAATTTGATTTGTGCATTGGTACGATACAATGCTTTCGTTCTTTCGCTTGGCGTTCGCCACAAGTCAAGCAAGTGGTGATACCTAGTTCGATTCGTTTGTGGTGAACATCTCCACCACATGTTGTGCATGTATAAGTCATAAAATGTGTGTCCTGTGTTATGGCTCGGTCATATTGCCTATGAGTCGAGACCTTGTAATAAGTCGCTTGAATAAGACAATTTGATTTTGGCTTATTAAATAAATAACAACGACTTATGTCCGAATAAGACAAAAAGACAATTGTATGGAGAGATGACAAGTCCTCGATCGAAAAGAGTGCTTTTTCGTCATAACTGTTAGTAATTGTTTTAATCTCTCTATACATTATTTATTATTGTCTTATTGTCTTATTGTCTTAATAGGTACTTACAACCCTTACTGTATAAGCATTTGTGTAATAAGACAAAGTAGAGAATATTGTCTTATTCGTTGGCTTATTGCAGACATGTACCTATGAGTCGAGAGTTGGTCGCTTTTGCTTGATAAAAAAGTACAGACCGTACTTTCACTTGGTATTTTATTTACGACCAGACGCACGAAAACCCCTCTTTCGAGGGGTTCATAAAATCCAGTTGGATTAGTCAAGCGTGTTAGCAATTGCTGACAACTCTTTATTAGATAGTTTGTAAGCATCTTTAATCTTTTTCATCTCGGACTTTGCAGTCTTGATGGTAGGCTCAATCTTGCTAACCCAATCAAAGTACTTCTTGCTATCCACTTGGTCTTGAGTGGCAACGCCTTTCTCAATCATTCCAGTCTGTGCTTTCTTGACTCGGATAGTTTCAGTCAATGCCTTGCCTTGCTCAACATTGAAGTATAAGCGTTGGAAAGGTGTAGCGTTAATCACATTCTGAAAGTTTTTAACTGATTGTTGCCTTGCTAGTTTATCAACTGGCAATTCGTCCTTGACTGCTTTTGATTTAGCAGTTAACCAGTCAAGAAATACCTGCTTAGCACTTTTATCCTTTAACCATTGAAGTACTAGTGTTGAAGTTTCAGTTACGGCTGATTTGTTTGAAGTAACTGCCTTGTCTAAGTTTTGGCTAGTCTTAGTAACTAGTGAGGTTGATAGTTTCATAACATCTCCTGTGTATTAAAAAAAGTACAGACCATACTTTTTTGTATGTTTGAGTTTAACTGTACTACTCTAGTGGTTAACCTCTTATACAGTTAACCTCTATACCATAGGTATATCGTCGCCTGTCTAGGGGTAGTTGGAGAGGGGGGTAGGGAACGACGAAGATGGTCATGCCCACCCATGCTTAGGTACTCCGTACATCACAACCCCTATTTTTTAGATACTGTTCAAAATGAACTAAATTAAATTATTGACATCCGTTAGGTAAACCGTGTAAACTTCGCAGTATGAGTAACCCCATAGATAAAGTAACAGGCCCAGATTTCGCACATACATCCATCCTATCTCGGGGGCAACTCCAAATGATAGAAGACGATCCAGCGAAAATGGAAACTCTCGCAAGGCTGATGGGAGCAGTGAATCTGGACAATTTGTTCCGTCACATGCAAAATCCCACCATAAATCCAGCCACACGATTAGAATTTCAAAAAATGCTCAATAAAATGGGTAAATTAGAACCAGATGGAAAAGCAGTCGTCGGCGTAGATGCCGGGCCGCAAGTAGTTATCAACATAACTAGAGCCAAAGATAACGCTGATGAAGTGGTTATCGAGGGTACTCCCGCTCTAGAAGCATGACGATAGCAGCTCCTGAACACGAAATTAATTTTGAAGTAATTGCATCGTTAGACGATTTCTTTTACTCAACCAAGTTTATCTCCCTAGCGGTTGGTCCAGTAGGATCGACGAAGACGACCGCGGGTATCATGAAAATTTTGCACCACGCCGCTGTCATGGCACCGTGTAAGGATGGTATCCGCAGGTCGCGCGCTATTTGGGTACGTAACACCAGAGAGCAGTTACGTGATACATCGATACCAGATTTTATGAAATGGATACCCGAAGGTATAATGGGTTCGTTCCTTAAGACCGAGTATAAATTCGTGATAAAGGTTGGCGATATAGAGTGTGAAGTGTTATTCAGGGGACTTGATGACGCAAACGACGTCCGTCGTCTGTTATCTCTTCAGGCTAGCTTCTTCATCTTCGACGAGTTTAGAGAAATACATCCCGACATCTTCAACGCTGCCCAAGGTCGTCTCGGACGTTACCCGGATAAGATGATGAACGGCGTAGGTTGTAAGACGGATGATGGGGATTCGAACGCGCATCTGTGGGGGATGACTAACCCACCAGACCAAGATACTTTTTGGGAAGACATACTTAGTAAGCCGCCGGAGAACTGTCATGTGACGATACAACCGTCAGGACTAGCCCCGGAAGCGGACTGGACACAATTTTTGCCAGATGACTACTACGACAACTTAGCTCATGGTAAAACAGAGGACTGGGTTGCGGTTTACATACACGCTGAGTTCGGTAAGTCTCTCTCTGGGCAGCCAGTGTTTCGTGCGTTTGATAGATCCGCGCATGTGGCTAAGGAACCGATGAAACCGATGTTCATGGATGCTCCGTTATTGATAGGAATTGATGCTGGGCTCACGCCCGCGGCAGTCATAGGACAGTTAGCATACGATGGTAGAATAGTAATATATGATGCGATAACGTCTGATGGGATGGGCGCACTCAGGTTCGTTAGAGAGAAACTCAAGCCATTATTGACAAATAAGTTTCCTGGACGCAGAGCTCTTGTTATAATTGACCCAGCTGCGTTTCAGAGGGTACAGACAGATGAGCGTACCGTAGCAGACATATATAAAAATGAAGGTTTTGTAATAAAACCTGCTAGAACAAACTCAATTGCTGCTAGAATAGCAGCTGTAGAAAAGTTTTTGACTAGAGTGGTTGATGGCAAATATGGGGTAGTTATAGACCCTGAGTCTGGAAGTTCACTAGTAAAATGTCTTGCCGGTAAGTATCGGTACAAGATAAACACTAAGGGCGTTAAAGACGAGAAACCAGAAAAATCGCACCCTTGGTCTGACATTGCAGACGCATTTCAATACTTGTGTTTGCACGCCGATGGTGGAGAAGTGTTTGGAAGCATGACAGTTGCCAACGAACGCAGAGAAATTAAACACGTCTCGGCCGGAGGCTGGACATAGGAGATAGTTCATGAACATTATTCCAGTAGCAAGTGCGTCAAAGTTAGAGAAAGAAGCACTCAAGAAAAACGAAAAAAATCAACTAAGACCTCTTATAGTAGGCCTAGCTGCACACGTTACTAAACGTTGGCATGTTATGCGTGACCATAAGCAAGAAGAAATTGAAGATAGACTAACTGAGACTGCACGCGCTAGAAACATGGAGTACTCTCCAGCTAAAATGGCAGAGATACAGTCTCAAGGTGGTTCGGAAATATTTATGGGTATTGTTAGTACGAAGTGTCGTACAGCCACTGCGTGGTTAAGAGATACTTTACTTGGTACCGGCACAGATAAGCCCTGGTCTATCTCAGCAACTCCTATTCCAGAAGTTCCAGAAGATATTCTAGACAGACTGCAAGGAATAATGGAACAAAACCTTATGCAGTTTTATGACCAAGGTGGAGAGCAAGTAGACCCAGCTAACTTACAGAAATTAGCGGAAGGAATGAAAGACACTGCCATGCGTGAGATGAAACACGAAGCTGAAAAACGTGTTGACCGTATGGAAGCTAAAATGGAAGATCAGCTTATAGAAGGTGGTTATGTTAAATCGTTGTTTGAGTTTACTAATGATATTGCAACGTATCCGTATGCTGTTCTAAAAGGCCCAGTTCCTAGAAAACGTAAAGTTTTAAAATATGCTGAAACAGGAGGTCTAGAGCCACAAGATGTTGTTAGAGATGAGTGGGAACGTGTTGACCCGTATAAGTTTTATTGGGCTCCTTGGGGGGACGATATACAAAATATGCCCGTAATAGAGATTCACCACTTAACTAGAGCCGACGTCGAGGCTATGATAGGCGTCGAAGGTTACGACGAAGACGCGGTAAGATCGTTGTTGTCGGATTTCGGAGCAGGCGGTATTGACTGGCTAGACCATGAAGACTCGGAAATGGAAGACCTAGAAGGCAAAGATTTTGACGATATTGATAATGATTTAGTCGGCGCTATACAATTATGGGATTCTATTCCCGGTACTTTGCTTCTAGAGTGGGGACTTAAAGAAAAAGAAATTGATGACCCTCAAAGGTCATATCCTTGTGAAGTATGGATGGTAAATAACACAGTTATTAAAGCAGTCCTAAATTATGACCCACTAGGTCGTAAGCCATATTACGTCACGTCGTTCGAAAAGGTCCCAGGTAGAATCGACGGCAACGGAGTAGCAGATTTATGTATGGACGCGCAGAGCATGTGTAACGCTGCGGCTCGTTCACTATCAAACAACATGGGTATTAGTTCTGGCCCACAGGTAGGAGTTAACGTAAGTCGCCTGCCTGCCGGAGAAGATATTACACAAATGTATCCGTGGAAGATTTGGCAGTTTCAGCAATCGGAATTTGGAGATTCATCTCCACCGATGAATTTTTTCCAACCTGGATCAAATGCAGCAGAACTTATGGGTGTGTTTGATAGGTTTATGGATATTGCAGATGAGATGACAGGTATACCTAAATATATGACGGGGCAACACGTACCAGGCGCAGGCCGTACGTCGTCGGGTCTGTCAATGTTGATTTCTAACGCAGGTAAGAGTATTAAACAAGTAATAGCTAACATCGATCACGATGTTTTAACGCCTATGCTTGAAAGGCAGTACCAAAGAAATTTAAGGTACAGTGAAGATATGGATTTAGTAGGAGATGTTCAGATTATTGCAAAAGGCGCTATGTCGCTTGTTGTTAAAGAAGCTGAGTCTGTTCGTAAGACTGAGTTCTTAAGATTAGTTCTAGAAAGTCCTGTAGCTCAACAGATTGTTGGATTGCCAGGTACGGCTGAACTTATGCGTGACCTTGCTGGAAACCTTAATGGAAACATTGACAGGTTAGTTCCTTCACGGGAAGACATAGAAAAGAAACAGCAAGAGCAAATGATGATGCAACAGCAACAGATGATGATGCAGCAACAGATGCAGCAACAGCAAATGGCAGCACAAGAGGCTGCAAATTTACAGGAAGACGGAACAGAAATGGGTGGTAGACAAGATAACTTTATGGCTCAAAGGCCTAACGGTAAGTAATTTATCTCCACTACATAATAATATTAGGTATTATACGAATAAATGATTAATGTTAATTCTTTAAGCGTTTCGGAAGTATCAGCGCTAAATAGGCTGAGAGAACCAGGAGTTAATAAGATATTAACGGTGCTCGAAAATGA